CTTCTAATAAATTATTCTTAACTAATATTTTTTTATGTAAAGCCTCCATATTTTGATTCGCTATAGTAGATACAGTCCCATCTTTTTCATGATGAAAATAAACAAAGAGTGCTTGAGGTATTCTCTTACCCACGTATCCTTTCTGCATCATTCTTAACCACATATCATAGTCTTCCCAACCCTTTAAATTTTCGTCATAATTTGATGCCTTGATATTTGGTTTCCAAATTGCGTTATAAATATTTTCATACGACCTACAAATATCATATTCTATGCGATTTATTTTTTTAGTCGAAAGCCCATAACCAAGTATATCTTCAGGTAAATTTGCATCAATGTTTGATTGTTGTTTACGGGCAATAGCTCTCATAATAAATTGCTTCATTTCAAGCCTTTTCTTTTGTTGGCTCTTCTTCTTTTGGATTTTGATTGCCCTGTTGGTAGCCATATTTAATTAAAATATCCTTTGGAACGTCAGTTTTATCGACTTCTGTTGGTTTACTTCCATAATTTGCTGACCAAAATCCCGATTTTGAAAAGTGAGAGACTCGCCTTTCCCACTCGCATATTTTTTGGATTGGTTTATCGCTATCAGGTGAACTATCGAAATCATTGTACCTTTCCTGGTTTAAGAAAGTAGATAGCATTAATATGTATTTTTGCTCAGTTTCCGCATTTTGCAAATTATATTGATTAACTCCGTTGAGGATTACATCAAAACTAGTTCGTTGTAAACTTCTACGTAGAGCTAATTTAGAATTTGACTTACCTGATTTTTTACGCCAAAGACCCCAGACTTTTTTGAAATTATTTTCAATATCCTTATCTAAATCCTGCCTTAAAGTTTTCTTCTTTTTAACACTTTTCTTTGTATTGTTAGTTTTTGTGTTGTGATTAGTGTTATTTAGTGTTGTATGTGTATTTGTAAGTGATTGATTTAATTCATTTTCACTATCTTTTACTGTCCGTTTACTTTCCGTTTGTATTCCGTTTGCTAATCGTTTAGTTACCCTTTCTATTTCGTTTTGTACTCGTGTATTAACCAAATACTTACCATCAAATTTAAGTTTATTTTTGCTCACAAGTGCTAATAAATGTTTTCTTATGATATTTGGTTTAGTATTTAATGACCTCATTAGTCTTTCGTCTGTTGGCAATATTCCACCGCCTGATGAGTACATTAATGAAATAGCCTGAATGTATGTACCACACTCGCCACAGCTTAAACCAAAAGTACCGACAAGCCACTCATCGGGATTAAATTTAACATATCTGATTTTTGTCATTAATTGCTCCCTTCAAAGCTCTTAAAACTGTTGTTCTTTCCTTATTCATTATCTTTCCAATCTCACCATGAGATTTGCCTATATTCCATAATTTCTGATAGCAATACAACCTCGCACTTACAATAGACTTATCTTGTCTGTTGCCAAGCAAAGCTAAAACACTGGGTATATTAAACTTGTTAGTTGCTCTCTTCTTTAACTGTAGATAATTGTTGGTTGCATCCATCCTCTTTACCTTTTAACAAATTTAAAAAGTCTGTGTTAAGTCTAGTGATAATTAAGGGTACATTTCGGTCTGATTTAGCAACAACAAAGTCGTTACCTTCAAGATATTCATAGATTTGTTTAAACCCTCTAGCCCTGACTTTACACTCAATCGTTTTTGGTTTTCCATTAATTGTAGTAATTAAATCACCTTTGAGCCAAGTTGCACCTGATAGTGGTACTTTCTTGCTATCAAAACCATGACGTTTAAACATCTCGTTAATTTCTCGTTCAAACCTGTCCCCTTTTTGCTTACTTTTACTCGACATAATCAGGTCTTATAAGTTCTAATACTAAATCAATATCGTATAAATAATTTTTATCGGGGTAAACCTCTGTGTGCCACTGTAAAATTATATAAACCCAATGAAAAGGTATTCCACCACTCCCACCTGTTTTATCTTTAGGCATTTTCCACCGATAAATTTGACTCTCAGTAATCCCAAAACGGTCTTGTATTTTTTGGTTTCCTTTAGCAAAACTTCCATCACCTATATCCTCAACAATGGTTTTTGCCCACTCAGTTTTTCTATTCATTTTTTTTCCTAAAATTGTTGACTTGCATTTTATACCACTGTATAACATACAAATCAAATTCTTTTGAAGGGAAGTTTTTAAATGACTAAATCAATTATCGAATACACACCCAATGACTGTAGGCAAGCACTCACTAATAATATAGCGAATGACCCTGCACGACTAGGTAAAGTAACAGCTTCAACAATTAAAGATATTTTAGGCTCAGTAGAAGAACAAAAAAGAGCAGAAAGAAAAATAAACCAAACACAAACACTACAAGAAATTGCAGAAATCGAAAACAATCCTAGAGTAATGATGGGTACATGGACAGAGTGTTTAAACAAACTCTTGTTAGAAAAGGAATTGTACATCAAAGTTAAAAATATAGAACCTTTTGTTCACCCTAATAATCCACTACACACCGCTAGTCCTGATGGGGTGGTTGAGGGTGCTGATGTATCAACTCTCGTAGAATGTAAGCATACAAGCAACTTTACTGCTGTAGATACACTCCATGCTAGATACTATCCACAACTACAGTGGCAGTTATATGTTACAGGTTATGAGTTAGTAATTATGTCGGCAATATATGGAAATGACTACAGGTTGCCTGATAGTGTAACCTACGTGGAAAGAAATGAAGAATATATAGCTGAAATGGTCAGCAAAGTTAATGCTTGGTATGAAAAACATATTACCAATGATGAGCCTATTGTTGATGATGTTGCTGCACCTCAATTTATTCCGTTAGATGACCGCCAGGACTACGATTACTCCACCAACAATGAGTGGGTTAATCATGCTGCAAATTATGTGATGTCAAAAAGTCAATACGACTTACACAATACGAGCAAGAAAGAGCTTAAAAATCTTATTCCTAATGATTGTAAAACCATTGTTGGGGGTGGTGTCCAAGCAAAAATTAGTAAAACAGGGCGAGTCACAATGAAGGAGATAACAAATGGATGAAAAAGTAATAAAGCAATTTAGCCATATAACTAAGTGGTTTACTAAAGCAGAAATTAAACAATTATGTACCATGTTAATTGCACAAGATTTAGATGATGATGACAAAATCAATTTAATTTCAACTTTAATGAAAATAAAAAATGAGGTTAAGATTAATGAATAATCCTTTAGAAATTGCAGAGCAAATTAGAAGGCTCAATGAAGAAGGTTTAAACGAGCTTTGCCATATTTTATCTAATGACAACATGGCAGATAAAATGAGTTCAGCACTAAATGTAATTCATATTGAACGTAGCATACAGGAAGGAAATATAAATGAGTAAAGAAATTCCCCAAAAAATGATTGAATTATTAAAATCAATCGGAGAGACTAAACAGACTGCGACATGGGATTGTCATGGAACACCCGTTATTTTGCACAAAGCCATTGAAAAGATTGTAGAGCATTTGAATATTACTTTTGATGACTTTGTTTTTCACGAATTAAATTCAGAGAAAAAAATCGCAATAGTTTCTGTTCGTGGTCATTATGGTGATAGAACCTGTCAGACCACAGGTGAGGCAACACCTTACAATAATAAAAATGCCTTCACAGTTGCTATGGCTGAGAAAAGGGCAATAGATAGGTGTGTTCTTAAACTTATCGGATGTAGTGGCGATATATACAGCGAAATTGAAGCAGATGACTTTAAAAACTCTCGACCAAATATTAATCAATAGTGAAAAGGAAATTAGAATGAGCCAGTTCAAGCATAAGCCTAATACCGGTAGTTTATTCTATCAGGAAGATAATAAAGGAAGCCCTAAACCAAATTGGAAGGGTAAAATTGTTATAGATGATGATGTTCTTAAAATGTTAATAGACGACCGAAAGACAAACGAAGAACCACCAATACTTAATTTAGCAGGATGGCAAGATGGCAATAATGCTAGAATTAATCTCAAAACATCTACCTGGAAACCAGAACCCAAAGCAGACTTTAATTCACCGTCAAATAAAAAAAATATTTTAAAAGTAAAGGATGTCAATGAACTCAAAGACTACGATTTTTCTAAGGATAACCAAGAAAAATTTGATGATGGTCTTAAGAGAAAGAAAGTTCCACTAACAAAAGACCCTAATGAAAGGTGGCAAGACGCAAAGGCTGACGACGAGATACCGTGGGATTAAGTGGTTAAAGTAGTTCTACAAAGAAAGGGTTTAAGCCTTGTCCCTTCAGATGAAGCCTCCCAACAGGCTTTATCAAGGCTTAAAGCTGATGGTTACGTGGTTGCTCATATTAGTCAGCCACGTAACTTGAAGCATCATAGGTTGTTTTATGCACTAATGCGAAAAGTGTTTGAAAACCAAGAAAGATTTAAAACAATAGACGAAATGATTATTGCTATTAAAGTTGGTATTAAGCACTGTGACCAATACCCACTTAAAAATGGAAATGTTTGTTATATACCTAAATCCATTAGTTTTGAAAAAATGGAGCAATTAGAATTTAATGAATTTTTTGACAGAGCAATTAATCTAATTATTAAAGATATTATCCCTAATACTGATAAAAAGGAACTTCTGGCAGAAGTTTACCAGATGTTATGATTATACGAGATAAGAAATGGCTTAAAGATGTCCATAGATTGCCCTGTGTTTGCACAAACCAACAAATAGGTATTGTGGCTCACCATTTACTAAGATGCCCTTCACGCATAGGTTTATCGGGCAAGAGTGGCGACCAACATATTCTACCAATGACAGACGCAAAACATAAAGAATTACATAACATGGGAGATGAAATTAAGTTTTTTAAAAAACATGGAATTAAAGACCCTGTTGCGTTAGCAGAAAAGCTATATGAAAACAGAGAGTGTTTAAACAGTTGCATTATTGCAATCAATGAGGGGAGGTGGTAATGACAATTTTTCACAAAGATAGAATGAAACAAATAGTAGATTTTAGTAATTTAAAAGTTGGTGGTTACACACCTACAGACATAGATTTTGTTATGGAAAAAAATAATAAATGGTGGGTATTTGGAGAAGTAAAAGTTCAAGGAACACCAATCACTAAAGGGCAAGATATATTGTATCAACGTCTTTGTGATAATTATTTAAAATTAAAAATACCATGTATGTATATTCTTACCCATCACAAGACACCTGTTAATGAAGTAATAGATGTTGGTAGTTTGTTTGTAAGCATAGCAGAAATTGTTGCACCAAACAAAGCAGGTGTTTGGCAAAAAAAAAGATATATAGGCAACCATGAATTTTTTAAAGGTAAAACAATTTCTAAAATAGTAAATAGCTTTGCAAATAAGTTTGGAGATTAAAAATGACAGTTAAAATTACATTATTAGGTCATGCGTGTTTGCATATAGAAACACCAAAATTAAAGTTTGTAACTGACCCCTGGTTAGTTGGTAGTGCTTTTTGTGGAGGGTGGCAACCTGCATTAGTACCACCTGATAATTGGCAAGCAACAATTAATGATGTTGATTTTATTTATATAAGCCATAATCATAACGACCATTTAAATGAAAATACATTAGCATATATTCGTAAAGATATTCCTATGCTAATTCCTAATTTTCAAACAAAATCAGTTGAAAGACCATTAAGAAATTTAGGTTTTTATAATTACATACCCCTAGATTTTAATGTAGACCATATTGCAAAAGATTGTGTATTTAGAATTTACCCATCTGGCGATGAGAGAGATGATAGTGGTTTACTAATGGGTTATCAGAATTTTAAATTTCTTACATCTGTAGATAGTAACAACTTAAACAATGGTTGGTTACCTGACAACATAACAGTTTATGCTAGTAGTTTTGCAGGTGGTGCTTCTGGTTACCCACTTTTATTTAATAATAAAACAGAGCAGGAAAAAAATAAAATATTAAAAGATAATTTGCTAACATTAAAAAATAACGTAAAAGCAACCATAGAAAAAACCAAAGCAAAATATTATTTACCGTATGCAGGGTTTAATTATATTAAAAATGATTACGTTAGAAAAACAGATATTTTATTAGATGTTAAAGATTATGAGGATAACAAATACCAGTTATTACGTTCTGATTTGCATAATAAATGGACTTTTAAAACACCAACATTGGAATGTACTGCATCAAGTATTGTAAGACCAAAAAAACATGATAAAAAAAAGTTACATAAAACACCACAAGATACATTTAGTTTAAAAGATACATATAAATATTTTGAAAATTCTAATTTTAAAAAAAACTTAAAATTATATTTAGATGTTGGTTTACCAGAATGGCATCAAATAGATTATAGTTTGTGTATTAATTTTGAAAACAATAGGATTGAACGAGTTGAAGAAAATTATAATGCACTAAATATAAAAGACGAAAAAAACCCATGTTTATATTTATATGTAAATTGTAATGCTTGGAAATATATGCTTGAAAACAAAAGACCAATAGAGGACATATTTATTGGTAATGCTTGTCGTATAGACAGATACCCTGATAGTTATGATGTTGATAAAGATTTTTGGCATCATTTTTCAAACATTTATACAGGGTAAAGAAGAGGTTTAATATTAATTAATCTACAGAAAGGAATTTAAAATGGCAATTACAGAAATAGTTTTAACAGATAGTAATGGTAATGAAGAAGAAAGATTTATTAGCGAAAAAGCACATAATAAAGCTATGAGAGAATATAGAAAAAATTATATGGCTTTTGATGTACCTAAACATTTAACTTTGGATTATTGCAAGCATATATGTATGGAGTTTACTAATTGGACATGGCAAATAGGTTACGAATATCCTTTGTGGTATTATGGTCAAGGCACAAGAAAAGGGGAAGAGAATAAGAGAGGTCCAAGATATAACTTTGTTCACAAGGATGACGTAGATTTTGTAGTATTTCTCGGTCCTGAAAAATATTCCGATGTATTAAAAGGGCGAGCAAAAGGAGTACAAGCTGTTTATAAACCATTAGCACAAATTGTATTTATGAAGTATTACCCTCGTGAAAAGCAAAAAAATTTATCTAAATACACTTATGATGAGCTTTTACAATATGCTAGAGTTTCAAAAAGTATAGAATTTAAAACAGTAGAAGAAATGATAGCACATATGGAAGGTTTCCTTGCTTCTTTGTCAACCATGAACGAGTGTTTTGTAAGCCTTCCAATAATATTTCAAAAACTTGAAGATAAATATAACACTGATACTAAAAATATTACTCGCATATACTAAGTTTATACTTGTTTTTTTGTATTGTTTGTCATAATTTAGACTTTCTGTATTATCAAAAGGACGTGGTGTTATGCTTTCATCATGTCCTTTTTTTATTAATACATTATATACATAGGTGAATAGGCTTGTGCCTTAACAGTTACAAAGCCTACAATACCAAGAACTCCTGCAACTGCAATTACGATAAGACTAGCAATACCAATGTCTTTCCACATTTGTTCACGTTTAGCTAATTTTAATAATTCAGCTTTTTGTGCGGCACGACTACGAGCTATCTCAGCCTGGAGAGCCTCCCATGACCCTTTTTTTCCGTACAACTGGAATGCACTTCTTAACTCATTTCTTAAATTATCTAATTCTTGTTTTTTAAAAAAGTTATCAATAGCTTCTGCTTCTGCACCACCAAGTTTAGAAAATATAGATTTCTTTTTTACTTCACTTTTTGCCTGGAGTGCTGCTTCACCTTTTGCGTATTTAGCTATTGAGCCTGACAGACTACTTATATCTTTACCAATTTTTACAGCAGACATAATAGCTGAATGAGCAGATTTAATTCCTGCAAAAGCTGTTAGAGGGTCAATCATTTACAATAACAAACCAATCACTATACCTAACGCTAAATTACCTGCACCAATAATACCTACTGCTAACGGAAATTTTGACACAATGTAAATTAAATTATTTTTTCTGTTTTCAACATATAACTCTGCCATCTTAACAGCTTCAAATGCTTTTTCATCTAAAGTTGTTTGGTCTAACAATTCTTTGAAAAAAGTTCTTTCTGGTTTTTCTTCCATAACTATCTCCTAAATATTTTTTGTATGCCACGTACACCAAATGATGCACTAACAATAACTCCAAGTGTGTATTTATACCAATCAGGCATTAACTCTAATGCAATAAATCCTTCTCTTACTAATTCTCTTGCATCTTCACCAAACCAAACTAAAATTATTGGTACGGTTAAAATCAAACATAAATATTCATCTTTAAAACTTGTTTGACTAGCTTCTGCCATAGTCTGTTCCCAAGTAATCTCACCTGTAGCTAATTTTTCTTTTATACTTGCTTCAGCTTTAGCTTTAGCAACTTTAACTTCTGCATTTGCTTTTGTTGTTGCAACCTTGCCTTCCAACCAAGTTCCTGCGAGATTAGCTATAGGACTTATTAATGCTCCTAACATAATTATTTCCTTGAAGTGAAACCAAAATAAGCACCAACTACACCTGACATAGCTAAGTATTGTGTCATAATAATACTTTCTGCTTGTGCCATCCGTTCTGGATAAAATAGTGTAGCGATTGTAGTAGCAAGCATAGCAATCAATAAAGCCCAACACATATAACGTCTGTTTTTCTGATAGCTTGCTTTATCAGGTACGTTTTCATTCATCTGGTAATCCAACTAATGTTGTTTTTCCGATTGTTAAAACTTCTCGTCTGTTATCTTCTGGAGAAACATAACTGACATGAACCCACCCTGCCATTGGGTCATCTTCTTTGTAGAACTCTAAAATGAGTTGGTCAAAATCTAAGTTATGATTTATCCATTGAGCTAGTTTTATATTGCTTACAGAAGGAACTTCTATATCTACTGCTTGCCCTTTAACGTGCTGTGATGTTGGTTTACTTCCAATATTAGTATTTAACTTTAAACATCTAAACCAACTTGACGGTGTAAAAGGAATACCGTAATTATTTCGAACAGGCTCTAGTATATTCTCTGCTACCAAGACAAGGTTTTTGGCTATTTCTGGTGGTGCTGTATTATCTATACCGCACCTGTCTGCGGTCATACTGCGACAAGCCTCTTGGATAGTAAAGTGTTTAGAAATTTTCATCTTCTTGTCTTTCCATTTCTCTACCTAAAACATTTGAGCCTAACAATCCTCTCCCTGTTCTTCTTTGAAATGGTATATCTAAATAATTTCTATAACGACCTGCCCGTGCTAAAAACCCTGCACCTGTTTGTGGTACGCTTAACAATAAAGAGGCTCTTCCTGGAGCAGACATTACTTGTCTTTGTATTGAGCCTGTAGCACCTTTAATTACAGGTATATCATCACTAAATTTACTTCCTAGTATAGTTGCTCTTATTTTATCACTAGGGTCTATTTCTCCTAAAGTTCGAAAATCTATATCACTTGCTTCTGTACCAATACCGCTTTTTAATTTATCAAAAACTTGTTTATCAGTTTTTAATTGAACATAAGGCTCTAAGCCTAAATCAGTTTGAACTCTTTGTTGAAAGTTAATTTTTTGTTGCTGTGCTGCTTTCCATTCAGAAAATTTTGGATTAATGGTTTTTATTTGGTTTTTTAATGTTTTACTTAACTCACTTACTGCTGAATTAAGAGGACCAAACTCTGCACCAGGAATATTAACTTGTGATTCTTTAAAAACATCATTTATTTGTGTTCTTAATTGACTTATATTTTGCCAATCTTGCAAACCTGATTTTTTTGATGTTCTCTCTAAAAGATTATCAATTCGTTTAACAGCAGGATTATTTAGTAACGGAGAAGGTATTATTTCCCCAGTTATTATGTCTTTTTGCGATAAAGGTTGAGGTCTGGTTGGATTTTGTTTTATATCAGCCCAAACATCTAACACTTCATCCATATTTATAGTTTTTGGGGTAACTTTTCCAAACCCTATATCATATTCTTGACTTGGTTTTAATTTACCAATTTCTAAATTTTTTTCTTTTATTCTTTTTTGGTATAAATCTTTTGCTTTAGATAAAGTAACGCTTCCTTCTTCTGCATTTTTTATTCCCCTAATAAAAGAAGCATAAGGTTCAGATTGAAAAACTTTTGTTTTTCTGCCTATATCATACGCTTGTGCCATAGGCTTTTGAGTTAAAGCACTAAGAGTTGAAGTTGCAGTTGATTTTAAAAATGATGGTACTGTACTTGCTAGTCTAGTTGTTTGTATAATAGGATTTATAAAATCGGATGCACTTTGAAGAGCATCACCTGATTTTGTAAAAATTTCTTGAGCTTTTTTTCTGCTTTCAGAAGGCTTTGTATTTTTATTTAAAGACTTACCTAATTGTTTTCCGCTTTCTTTTAATACTGTACTTCCTAATGAGCCTACAAGAGATAAATCTAAAACAAATCCTACAGGGTCATCACGAAAAGTTTTTTTTATGTTTTCTATACCACCAAGTCTTTCTTTGTAATAATCCACAAACCCTTTAGCTATTTCTTCTTTTTCAGTTTGTGTACCTGGAATAAATGTTAAATAAGTCATACTTTCAGCAAAATCAACTAAACTTTCTGATGTTTCAACAGGGCTTGATAATGTTTGCCATATAGGCATTACAGTATTTTTAATTGCTTGATAGGTGCTATTGTCAAGATTTGCAAAAGTTTGCCTAGAGTAATTTCGGTCTAACGCTATGGGTCTATCTGTTTGATTATTTAAAGAAGAACTATCCTGATAATATTCTCTTTCTATATCTTCTAAAGTGTATTGTGGTCTATTTTCTGATTGATTATTAACAGGATTCCATTCTCTTTCTATATCTTCTAAAGTGTATTTATCAGCCATTTTAATTTTTAGCCTCCGAATATTTTTACTGATTGTGATTGTTCATTGAAATAATAATCTCCAGGTTTAACAGAGCCATTGTTTGCATCTTCAAGCATCTCGTTTGCATTTTTATATCGAGGCATTTTTAATCGTGTAAATATTGAAGGTACTTTTTCTTCAATATATTCTTCATAAGTTTGCCCTTTTTTGTTTTTTTCGTATTGATTTCTATTTATTCTATTCCACTCGTAAGTTTCTTTTGCAACATCTTTGTTATACTCTTGAACTGTTTTATATGCTTTTAATATAAAACGGTTTGCACCAGGAGTTTTAGATAAACCCATTGTTGCATCTACTAATTTTCGACTTTCAAAATCAGATTGAGGTCCAGAACTTTCTGCTCTCATAAAAGGAACAATCGCATTATGTATTGCACTAACAGCTTCTTGAGCAGTAGTCCCTTCTAAAAATCCCTCTTCTGGTAATCCTAAATCTACAAGTAAACTTTTAAATGGTAATAAAGTTGCTTCTAGTGGTCCTGTTAAATCTGGGCTTATTTTATACAATCTATCTAATGCTGCTTCCATTTGCTCTAGTTTTTGATACTGTGATTCATTACCTTCAACTCTTTTAGCTATAGATGTTAAGAAGGTTTGACCAATTTCTCTTTGTTTATTTTCTGAACTTTTGTAGTTAGGAAATGTCTCTGATAATAATCTTTCTCTATTTTCATAAATTTCATTTAATTTCCTTCCTGCTGGTGTGCGGTCATAACGACTTACACCTTGATTTTCAAATTCAAAATCTTTTATTTTAGTATCTAAATTTTGTATTTGTACTTGTTGATTTTCAAACTCTGTGCTTGGTTCGTCTTTTGCATAAGGAATTAAAGCTGAACCGCTAAGTTCGTTTGCTACACTCATGTCGTTTAAATTTAAAGGTCTTGATTGTCTTGGTTCAAATTCAATCCCTCCAATAAGTAATGTTCCAGATGTAGGATTCGTATAAGTTTTAAAATTAGGAGTTAAACTTTTTTGTGCTGTGTTTGGATTTAATTGCTTTTTTAATGCTTTTTTTTCAATATCGAACATAACTGGGCGAAGTTGAGGGTCTCTTTTAAAATCGCTAATCAGAGGATTTTCAAAATATTGTTTACTTGTAAGAAGTCTAGGCTCTTGTGCAGGTGGCGTTGGTTTTTGTCCTAATATTCCACCACCGACATTCATGCCACCAATTTGTTTTGGGTCTTGGTAATTATCTATTAAAGAATCTGGAGTAAAATCTGGTAACTCTATAGTTTTACGTGACTCAATATCATTTAAATTTAAAGTTCTTTTTAAACGATTTGCTTGAGTATTTACCATTTGATTGTCTTTTCTATTTTTAGCTTGTGCTTGTGACCTGTTTAAAAGACCTCCTCCTAAAACTGAACCTAAAAATAATGCGAGTGGTGCTACCATATTATAATCCTATTTTTAATTTATAATCAAAATCCTACTTTTGCATCAAACCCTGATGAAGAACCTGTTATAGTTTCATCAAACATTTTATTTTGCTCTAAATTATTTTGCTCTCCAAACCTTTGTGTTCCAAGTCCGAGAAGTTGCAGAGGTTGAGTAAATTGTCCTGTACCAAAGTCATAAAGTTGACCCATACCACTTTGACCTATTTGCTGTCCAAGTAAACCTAAACGTGCATATTCTTGTGCTAATTTTGCATTTTGTTGTGCTAAACCTGATTGCAATCCATAACCACGTTCTCTTGCTTGAATAGCACCTAATCTTTGTTTATCGCCTTGATATGCTAAATCTGCATCTCGTAGTTTGCGATTCATAATGTTTTGTGCTGTTTGTTGTTGAGCAGTTAAACCTCTTGCTAGTTGGTCTCTTCCACCTGCTAACATAGTGGCTTGGTTTAAACGGTCTGCTGTTAAGTCTCTTTGCAGTTGTGTTTCACCACCTCTTAACATTGTTGATTGGTCTGATATATCTGCTCTTTGACCTAAATCTGCTTGGCGTGTAGCTGCACCTAAAGCTTGTTTATAGGCTTCTGACCTTAATTCTGCACCTAATCCACCTCTTTTTCTTGCAGTTTCAGCATCTAATTGTGCATCATATAGCCCTTGTCTGCCCCCAAAAGCTCCAGCACCAGCTTGTCTTGCTCTTCTCATATTTGAGGCTCTATCAGCACCAACATCAAAATCTTGTAATGAAGCATCTACTACTTCTTGCGTATAAGGGTCTTGAAAACGTGCTATATCCGCAGGGTCAATACCTCTTGTTTGCACTCTTTCTAAATAAGGGTCGATACTTTGGTCGCCTATTTGTTGCATATAAGGGTCTATATCACCTGCTCTGATTGCTTGTTCACGTTCATACAATTCTGGATAATTTTGTTCTAAACTACCCATAGTATAAGAACCTCTGTCCATATATCCACGATAATAGTCAGCACCTAAATCTTCAATTCCTTGACTTGCTCTTGTTAATTCTTCTGGTGTTCTACCTGTTGTTAAACTTTCAAGGTAATCCATACCTCTAGGTTGTTCACCTAATACTGCTAACTGCCTTCGTGTTGCCTCTTGTTGTGCAGGTGTTAAACCAACACCAACTTGTTGCTCTATAGGTAATTCATTAACAGAAAAAGCCCTGTCATATATAGGCTCGTTAATAGGTCCAGATATTTCTGTCTGTTCTTTCATTCCTGGACTATTTGCAACAGGCTCGCCTCTAAAAATTGCCATTTTTTATCTCCCTACTGAACTCATAGCTCTTAATCGAGCAAGTCTTTGTGATGCTTCTAATTGGTTTTTATCCATATCTGCAAAATCTTGTGCATAATCATAACCAGAATTTACATTTGATTGCGGTATAGATGCAGATGTATCTGCTCTAGGTTTTGTTTTTACTCCTTCGTCATCTCTAAACAACATACCTTCACCATAATTATTATATTGTTCATCTGTAGTTAGCTCTGGTATTAAAGAAAAAATTTCATTTTCTGGAATACCTGCTTCTCTAAATAAATTTACTTGTTCTTGTGTAATTCCCATACCTAGTTCTGGTAAATTTCCCATGTTTTCGAAACCACCACCTGTTACCAAGTTTCCTAGCTCAGTTCCTACAGGAAACGTACCACCGTAATTATCTAAAGCAGGTGGTCCTAAATTACCTTGTGGTGAACGGTCTATTCCTTGCTTATACATATCATTTACTGTACCACCACGAAAAGACTGACCAAAACCTATTAAATCAGCTAACTGACCATACATTCTCATCCAATCATCAGGAACTATTGGTAAACTTGTTTTATCTTGCTGTAAATTTTCTGAGCCTGTTTTTTCTGTTTTATCTTCTTTTTTTGAAAAACCTAAACTTAAACCTTTTACTCCCATTATTATCTTCTCCTATTAGTTGGGTTAATATCTATTGACGGAGTACCTTGTCTGTAAAAACTAGGTGCATCTGTAGCACTCCATTCTATTTTAGCTATTTGACCTGTTGCTCTAACATCAACACGCCCTGTATCATTTGTAATACTTTGTGAACTATAACTACGTTCATTTGTGCCTCTTGCATCTCTTATTTGCGTAGTAAAGGTTACGTTATAACCACCTTGTAAATCTTCTGCATCAGGATACATACCGTTAATAAGTAAATGTTGGTCGCCATCACTAATATCAAACCAACCACTTGTTAATGACCAAGAACGTGCAGAGCCATCATCTGAATAGCCTTTTTCGTGAAACCAAATATTACCATCTGTATCTACTGCTAGTGGATATTGATAACTTCCTGCATCACACCATGAAGTACGATTAAAATTGCCTAAACTCCATGTTCCATTTGCATAACTGTAAATAATATAACGAGATACTTCGTTACCATCTCTGCTATCTGGATAACTCCACCATATTTCGTTATATGCTGAATTATGCCACGCATAAACTTTATCATGTTGAACCCAAGCTAAATTACTAAACATATTACGTCTTACAGAACTTACTAATGGCTCAACTACACCATTACCATAAGCATAAAACTGTCCACTTGGACTAAGCCAATACAATTTTCCTCTTGCTTCACAAACTGCATTAGGTCCAATTAAACCACAACCTGTTCCTATAAGGTCAAAATTAAATACAGTTGCAGGGTCAGAGGTAAACCGCATTGAATAAACCATATCATTACCCAAAATAACATTTTCTGACCTTGTTGCTATTCCTCTAACAAGATGTGTTCCGTTACTTAATGTAAAATTACCTGCTAAATTTGCTGCTGTTCCTGTCCATGTCTGGTTATTACCTGTATCTGTCCAAGAAACACGCAAGGGGTCATAATTACCATTACCATCTGTACTGCCAATCGCTACCAATATACGTTCTGGTGTAACAAACATAGAACCAACTTTTGCAGGTTGATTAGATATTAAGTTTGCACTCATTAAAGTTTTAACAGATACATTATCTATTGCACCGTTTAAACCACCTCCTGTAAATTTAAAAGACTGTGTACCACCGTTACCTGTATAAAATACTTCTTTATAAGTACCTGATGCTCCAATACCTGCTTTAATAGTTGTAGTACCCCAAAAAGCATAAACAGAACCACTTGCAATACTTGTGTCAAAATCTAACATTGCCCAAGCACCTGCACTTAATGATATATTTTGTGATAAATCACTTGAAGCATTTGATGCTTTTACATCACTACCTGATGCTGTCCAACCACTACCAAATGTCCAATAAGAGCCAATAGTAGCAAAATCACCGTTAGTAATAGCTTCTGTTGCACTCGTTTGAGGCGACCACTCATAAATCTGACCTTCTCTTGGACACGCTAATAAATTTTGACCCCACTTAGCAAGTGTCCATGTTCTAGGAAATAAATCTAAATCTGTACTTGGGCTTGCAAATCCGTCAGTACCAAAACCGCCAGTACCATACCCTAAACCACCAAGACCATTTTCTTGTCCAGGTGCTAAACCATATTCATAATCAACAGTACCACCGCCTGTTGCTCCACTTGATGCTTCTGCGGTATGTGTAATTGTATAAGCATTTACACTTGTTACACCTACTACATGATATTCACCATTTATTGTAATACCACCTACTGCACTTGCATTAGAAAATCTTACCAGTTGGTCTACAATTAAACCATGTCCTGTATCTGCTACTGTAACAGTTGTGCTTTCATTAACAGTTGTAAAAGGATTAGTTAGTGTGCCTCTTTCTATAACTGGTGTTATAGTTAATAAATCACCATCATTATCCATAGCATATAAATCTGTGTTCGTACCTATAGCAAGATATGGATTACGGTTATTATCACTCCAAGTCATCATACCTCTGGCTTTGCCAAATACACTTTTATTAGAGGCTTTTTCTTGACCACCTATAGTTTCAGCTTTTCCGTTTACAAACCTTATTTTATCTGCATCAACAAAATAGTTTTCAGCAGTTAAAGGGCTGTCATCTGGATGTATTCCTGCTTGTATGCGAATTGCGGATAATGGCATTAATCTTTAACCCACGCATTTAATAATGCAGTACGTTCGTCACTTGTCATAATACTTTTAGTAACAAGTGTAGATGTTAAACTTTCTGTTAATGTCTTATCAAAAAATTTAGAACCTACATATCTTTCATAAGCATAGATAACATCACCATCAGAGCTGTCTTTCATAGCTTTTATAACAACACCGTATCTTGTTGCAGTCAAACCACTTGCAAGCCAAGTGTCCATAAATTCAGTTTTAGTTAAACGTCTAGGAAATGTACCTGCATTAGACTTAGCTTGTGAATTATCTGGTGTTCCATTTTTGGCATAATATACGACCATTGTTTTTCCTTATGCTATTTTTACACCCATGAGTGGTGCTTTGTTGTAATAAATTGGAGTAGGTGCTGATGATGGTAAACTTGCATACGAATGAGCTGCATACCAAACTGAGCCAACACCAAGTGAGCTTCCACCACTATTCCATGCAGAAACACCTTTATCTGTATCACCAAAATTTAATCCATAAGCCTGGAATGTAAGTGAAATTGAAGCGTTAGCAACTAAGCCTATCCAATAGACTTTCCCACCTTCTAGTGCTTGGTCAGTAATATCTGCTACACGAACATCACTTGTTCCATCTAATGCAATTTCGCCTGATTGTTGTAACAATGTATTAGGGACATTAACTGCTGTGCTGTCATAAATACCTATACGAATATCATCACCGCTATCACCCGTACCACTATTATCAAAAACTAAATGTGATATTGTGCAATCTTGTCGGCAATAAAATGGTGCTGCATAAATAAAATTAGCACTTACAGAATCAGATGTATAAAAATTACTGTTACCTGCCCACGTAGAATATAAACTGCCACTTGTATAACTAGCAGTTGATTGTGAGGTATTTAACGGATAACCATTATAAGCTACGGATGGTGTTGTTGGTTTATGAATACCCATTAGGTTGTAGTCCTTTCAAGTCCATCAACAACTACTGAAATATTTGTTGCTGAACCATAAGCCACAATAATTTGTGCAGTTTGCATATGGATTCCTGTTCGTTGAAAAGATTGGTTTCCTGCTAAACTGTAATCGTATTCTATATACTCATCATTTGATGGTGTACCGCCATCTGCATTTGCTAAACGAACTGTGACAGCAGTTGCATTTCGGTTGCATACATTTACGTTTACAAGTGCTTCTTTACCAGAGCCAACAGTATAAACAGAAGTGTTAGTAGTTGCTGATAAATCTGCTTTACCTAGTAATTTTAAACTCATATTATTCTCCTATAATGACATTGCATAAGACAATGCGTGTTCTTCAATGGTTGCAGGAACGGTTGCAGTTATTTGTAAAGTTTCATTACTTCCATCATTTAAAGTTGTTACGGTTATATTAGAACCTGCAACAATTTTGTTTTCAAGAAAGTTTGCAGTTGTATCATTACTTGATACTTTGCCTTTGTAATCCAAAGTTACACTACTCGCTACAGTTAGTGTTTCATCTGCACCTGCACTTCCTACTGTTAATGTAATACCTGTACCTGCTTGCAAAGCACCACCGCCACCACCTAAAAATCTATTAGTAGTATCAGCAGAAGTTACTTTAACTGTACCTGCGGTATTAGATGATGTACTTGCTGCAATAGCACTATCCATCTGACCTTTATTAACACCGTCACTGTCAGCAGTTCCTGTTGTTAAATTTAAAATCTTTCCTGCTAGTGTTAATGCACCATTTATTCTTGATGCACCTGCACTATATGTTCCGTAAGAATAAACATTAGAGCCATTAGAAAATACATGAATTTGATGTCCTGTTGGTATTGCTATACCAGTTCCACTTGCAGTTTTTATAGTCAAATTTTGACCACAAACATTATAGACAAGAAAATGTTTTTCTACTGATGGAATTATAACATTTACTGCACTTGATAAACTACCAGTAAACCATAAAACTCTTTGTTTAGCCTGGTCGCTAACAGTATAATTAGAAGTTGTAAGCGTGTAATCATCAGAATTGCTTAATGCTATAACCTCTACACCATCACTAATCTGGTCAACGCAATCTAATACTTCATTTAATTTAGTATCACCCCATGTATTAACATTACTGCCCAATGATTGTTTTCTTAATCTATTTCTTGTTGTTGCTGAATCTGCCATATTTTTTCCTAGCTTACTGTTGCTCCATCTTTAACTCTTTTCCAATTACTACCATCACTTGTTGCAATCGTTCTACCGCCTGTTTCATTGGAAACTATAATTGCTGTATTAATAAATTCAGCAGGGTTAGGTAAATCAGCTACCAAGTAAGATTGTAACGGTAAAGGTCTTTGAAATTGTCGTTCTATAAATTTTGTTATTTCTATAGGGTCGTTTGTGGTTAAAGTTGCAAACTTTGTCATGCAATAGCAACCTGCACACTAGCTCTTGTAGGCACTACACCAAAACGGGTAACTCTGTCATCTCTCATTAAATCAGCAAGTTTAGCATCATAATAACTTTCCCATATTTGGGTAGCATTATAATCTTGAACATACATACATAATTCAACCATTGATGCTCCAACATAAACACCTACACCATTTTCTAATAGCCAATTTGATGTTGTTGATGCTGATAATTTATCTAATGCTTTATAAAATATTATTCTAAGGTCATAAGCTGCATCTGGAATAGGTCGCAAAAATGCTGTATTTGTTCCTACTATTGCATAGGCTTGTGGTTTTGAATTTGCTAAACCTGGAAACGTATTAAATAAACTATTTATATCACCATAACCTTGTAAAACTTGATAAGGATTTGTTGTGATAGCCATTGTTCGTAAAGCTAAAAACCCTGTTGGCATCGTAATTGTTTCTGTGCCACCTACTGTATTTACAGTATCATCTACTGTTTCCATTTGTCCTATGCCACCTTTAGACATAAGGTCATTTTGTATTCTTTGTTCTGCTAATGATATTGCTCTTACTATTTGACTGTCTAAAGATGTTGGCGAAAACGTAGTTACAGCATCCGATAAATCTGTTCTGTTAATAGTGTCAGCTAAATGTGCTTGTAAATCATTATAATTTTCAATACTCATATTTCACGTTTCCTGTTGCCTATTTTATGAGGTACAGATTTTAAATATTTGTTATCAGGGTCATCTAAAATAGATAACATTTTCTTTTTGTCATACAAACCTGTTCTGGCTTCTAAACCTGATTGTTCTTTTAATTGATGATGTAGCATTTCGGGAATAGCATATTGTTGCACCATTTCCTTGCCTTTATAGCCATCAAAATTGTTTTGTTTTTCTTTGTTTAATCTAATTGCAGTTTTTGCAATTACATCAGGTAATACTTTACCTACAGTAACTTCTTTAGTTACATGATTAAATTCTAAGTATGTTTGTGTAAATGTTAATGGGTCTGTTTTTACATAAATAGACTGGTCTTTGTTTTTCTTTTGTAATTTAAAGTCACTTAAAATTGGATGACCCATACCAAGTAAAGGTGCATCTTTTTGCACATCTTTGTTTTCAATTTGCATATAAAAAAAAGGAGTAGGTTATTAGCCTACTCCTTCCAGTTTAGGGGAGGGTTATAAAATTACGCTAAATTACTTACAAAAGCATGGGCTTTTGGCGCGCCAATTTTAAGTGTGTAATTTGCAAATATCATTTCTCGGTCTGCTAAACCTGTTGTTCCCAAAGGTCTGTTTTGCATAGGCTCTAAGAAAGCAACTTCTGCATACTTACTATCTACCATAAAGGCAGTTATATCTAAGAATGAAGTATCACTTGCCATTTGTCTATTTACAGTTACAGCCAATGAACCAAAGTCAGATAACCAACTTTCAACAGAACCAACTATAGTAGCAGCTTCTGTTTTGCTGATATTTTGTCTAACTTGTACTGCTCCACTAATTGATGATGCTAATGCAAGACCAGAAAAATCAATTTTCTTATCTGGAGATAGCATTACAAAATCAGGTGAACCACCATCTATATAGGCTTCTTTTAAAGCACCATTAAGAATAGTAAGACTTAATGCTCTAACTGTACTAGCACTAAAGTTCCAAGCATCAGTACCATCACCAGTAGCAGCAGTAAATCTGTCTGTACCTGTGTTATCAGTGTTAGTGATATATGTTGCTAAACCAGAACATTGTGTAACAGTTAATGGTCCACCTGCAGCTTGTGCATTGTTGTTAAGCAAAATTACTTCCATATCACGTTTAAGTTCTAATCCACGCAATAACCTTTGCTCGTCTAGTTCGTCATCAATTCCTGCGACATCAACAGCGTTAGCAGTTGTTGTTACAGCAAATGCTTTGTACGAAATAGCACATCTGTTTCCAATACGAGAACGTGCTGTAGCTGCTGTTGCAGATGGCTCGTCACCTTCTAATTGAAAGTTACTTGTACTTGGTGAAGCAAGTGTTTGAATTTGCCACTCAACATAACGGTTAGTTGCTCTTCCAGATGTAGAAATATTACTCTGAAAAGGTGTCTCTTCTGGGTCGATTCGGTAGACAATATCGGCGAGGTCCTCCCTTATACCTATCTGTGCAAAGGTATTTTGGGCATTTGTTGTCATAGCCATGACGTTATTCTCCTAAATTAAAGTTTTATGATGTCTTACGCTGTGCTTTCATTAAAGCCATAGCGTTAGCTCGAGATGGGTTTTTATCAAAAGCCTCTTGTGCTGATGCTACAACACGATTTTTTCCTGCTTTTAGACTTGTTTTTGTTCCACCTTTTAGAACTTTTGGCTTTTTAACGACTTTTTTATTTGCAGTTTGAACTTTTGTTTTAGTTTCTGCAAATCTTCTTGCCATATCAAGTGCCATAATAGCTCTTGGGTCTGCTATATTATGAATTTCCTCTGCACCAAAACCTAACTTTTCTAATGCAAAATTAGATGTTTTTGATAAATCAGATTCAAAAGTTTGTGCGTTTTTCCAATCTGGTCTATAAATACCAGACTGTAAATCGTTTACAGCATTTTGTTTTGATTTTTCAATTATATTAGATTGCTCTTGCTTTAATATAGCAACAGCATTTTGGCGTTCTTGTTTACGTTTATCATAATGTAGTTTTTGAACTTGCCATTCATTAGGGTTTGTTTGTGCAACTTGAACCCAATCTGGCTCTCTTTCTGGTCTCATTGATGCTAAAGCAGCATCTAAAGCAGTAATTCTAGCTTTTGCTTCCGATTCAACAGCTTTTCGTTCACTTGCGAGTTTCTGTGTCTTTCGGGTATAATCTGATTCTCGGAGATAACCTTTTTTGATGTCGTCAGCAGTTAAGGGTGTTCCGTCATCTAAAGTTAAAAGAACTCCGTTTGGCTCTTCTTCAACTTCTTCGACTTCTTCAACCTCTTCTGGACTTTCTTCTTCGGTTGCATCTTCGGGCGTTTCTTGTTCCTGCTCTTGAGCTTCTACAGTTTCTTCTTCAACAGCTTCTACTGTTTCTTCTTCTACTGCTTCTTCCTCTTCGAGTACAGGCTCAGAAGTTTTTGTTGTTCGTGCTTTCGCCAAAGTACGACCTGCTTCTGAAACTTCGTTTTGTTCTGCTGTTCTTTTTGCTTGTAGTGCTTGCACACCACCACGCAGAGACAGAGCATTATTATCTTCATTTGAAGATAAGGTCATGTTGTCAGACATAAATACCTCTTATTTAATGTTAAAATGATGGAATAAACCTCTTTTTAGAGGCAAATTCACGCTGTTGCTTGTCAGATAATTTACCGCCATGCAGTACAGCTTTTAGATGTTTTTCAACAACATCTATATCTTTATATGCTTCCAGGTAACGATAGCGACCTAAATCATCTTTAGTGTCACATAATGATGCTTGTTGCATATAAGTTCTTTTTAGGACTTCAAAACTTTCCCAAATTGCAGGGTTACGTTCTGCATCTTTAGCCCATTGTAATCTTTCTTCTTCGGTCATCCTCTACCACTATGCTTTCCGTTTTTGTTATACATAATTTCTAAATCTGATGATTGACCAGAGTAACCTCTTTCAAAAGGTTTTAATTGAACTTCTTGTGCCTTTAAAACTTCTTTTTCAAGGTTAGTCATTTGTCCACTACCTTGTTTTCGCATACCATATCCTGCCATAACTTTTCTCCTATTTGAATCTGTTTTCTTCTTGACTTAAAAATACAGGTGTTTCTTTACCTACATAAGCACCTTGAACATTATATTCAAAGTATTCTTCTGCTTCTTCTTTATCCATACCGTCACGTTCCATTAAAATATCAATACATTTTTTACGGTCATAAATGGCTAAATGATTGTTAAATTGATACCCATACCCGATTAGTGCATCTGTAAAACTTACCGCAAACATTGCCATAATAACTACTCCAATCTACTAACAATTTTAGTCATCCTGGACCACTATGTTTTTTATTTTTATTAAACATACCTTCTAAATCAGATGATGTGCCTTTATACTCTTTACCTATGTTGTATTTATATTTTGCACCAAACGTAAGAGAAGGCACAAATTTATTTCCACCAATTCCTTGTTGTCTAAAAATATTAGCGTCTATAGATGGTCTTGGTTTTTTTACTGTATCAGGACCAAAAGGAATATTGACTGTAACACCCCCAGAAGTTCCTGAATAACGAGATGGAAACCCTCCACTTAAATTTACTTGACCTGAAAGCCCACCTTTTTTAAATCCTGCCATATTTTTCCCTTTTATAAAAGTTGCTCCAATCCACTAGCAATAATAATTAAAATAGCCAAACCCCATAGCTTGCTATCTAAACGGTCTATTTTCTTTTCTACATCAGCAAACCTTTTAGAACATTCATCCTCATGTTTTTCTAAAGCAGTTTGCAAATCTTTATTTCTCATGCTCTATACCGTTTTGTTTTTTTAGCAATTTTACGAGGTTGTTTGCTATGTTGTTTACCTTTTTTTGTATCTTCTCTTTTTTTGCGTGTTGTAGCTGCATATTCTTTTGCAGACATAGATTTAATAGCTTTTTCTGGTAAATATCTTTCCCCTGTTTCTGCAGAAGGTTTACCTGACTTTGTTTTCCATTTTTGTTTTGTCCATTTACTTAAACTTTTTTGCGACTTAGCTTTAGCCACGATAGCCACCCCCTGCTTTTTTATACTGTGACGCTAGGAGTTGAGCTTTTCTTGCAGACCATTGACCTGCTTTACCACCTTTTGTTCCTCTTTTAATCTTATTAAATAATCGTTTACGCATAGTAGGTTTTGTATAATTACCTGCTTCGTTTACACGACTTTTAGGCTTTTTCTTTACCACGCCTTACAGCTCCAATAACGAGCTGAAAATTTATCTTTAGCAGTATTACAATTATGTCTTGCTCTGAATGACTTACGCCTGGCAGGTTGGTCTTTTTTAATGGTCATGTTTTTATCGCCAAATCGTACAAGTTTTACCTGACTTCCTTTTTTAGCTAAAACTGCTGATTTTTTAGCTCCTTTAATAGACCTTTTCGGTTTATTATAACCAGTAAAAGATTCACCACGATACTGTAAACGACCAGAAGGTGTACGTTTTACTTGTGCTGTAGTTGCCATTATGCTTTTCTTTTAATTTGAGCTTGAACAGTTTTTGTTAAATCTTTTAGATGAAATAACTTTTCGCTATTTTTTGTATGTCTTTTACCAGAGTGAATATCACCATTAGGCATTTTATGTGTACCACCAGTATGTAAACGACCTTTTTTTGTATAATGTTTTACATTTCTACCCATACATTTTACTCTTTGTAGATTTTTTCTTTTTTACAGTTTTTTTATTTTTTCTTTTTTTCTTTTTAGATACTTTTTTATCTTTATACATATAAGCTGGCATTATTATCTCCTAATACAATTTATTTTCTGGTGTTCTTCCATCTTCATAGGCTTCGTTAATGTGCGGTGTATCTGGGTTATCTGGAACAAAACGACCTTTATTGTTCTTTGCTCTTTTACCCAAAGGCTTACCAAATAAAAAGTTATTAATTTTATTTAACCAAGTCATAAATTCTCCTAATCAGGTATAATTCCTTGTCCAGAAGGTGCTTTTTTATCTATTGCATATTGCTCTAATCTTGCTTCAACTTCTAATTCTTGCATTTTAGCCTGTGCATCAAGAGCTAATTTTTGTTGTTTTAATTCAGCATCTATAAGCATTTTTTCATACTGTAATTGTAGTTTTTGTATATCAGCAGGTGACATTTGTTGACCACTATCAGCAAGAACTTGTGCTTCTTTTAATGCTAATTCTCTTGCTTTTAATTGCAAGCCCATCATTTTAACCTGGAAGTCTTGTTGGTCTTTTTGCATTTTACGTTGAGCTTCCATTTGCTCGGCAGAAGGTGGTTTTTGTGGTGGTTGATAATCTACAGGTATTTCCCCAAAATACTGTTCTGGGTCTTTTATACCTGCTGTTTGAGCCATATCCTGCAATGCTCTTGAGTATTTATTAAGGTCAACTAACGGAGAAGATGTACCAAATTGACCTATAATTGCTTCTTGTTTACCAACAATAGCATTAATCATAGCCATATCTCTGTCTCTGTTACCTGTTCCTAAACCTGTATCGATATTAACATCAACATCTTTAAACATTTCCCATTGTCTAGGGTCTATAGCAATTTCCTGACCTGACATACGAATTATACGAGTAAAATCTTGATATTTAATAAGTTGTTTTAAAATACCTGCAAATAGCTTACGCATACCATTATCTGCCCACATACGAGCAATCATTTCTACTTTACCCAAACTTGAACTGTAAGCTATGTTAGCTGCGGTTGCAGTTTGATTAGCTAAAGCATCAGGTTCTAATCCCATTGATGCTTTTGATACACCTGTACGTTTTTCTGCTTCTGTTTCAAAATGCGTCAGCATATTAAGAGCTTGTGAACCAACAAAAGGAACTTGCATTTCTCTAATTGTATTTGCTCTTGTTACGTAAACGGGCGCGCCTGGTGAAAGGTTAGTCAACTGTTCGGGGTTTACTAAGTTGTCAAACACAACCTCTCTTTGGGGAGTCATAGATAAATAACCGCTATCAAGCATCATACGAGTAATAACTGTATTAGCTCTTTGTATTTCTACAAGGCTGTCAGCAGGACAACGACCAAAAAACAAATTAGGGATAGGTTCTGGGCAAAAATCAGCAAATACTATTTGGCAGTCATAGTGTTCCATAGTTAAGACTTCAACTACGTTTTCTCCACCACCGCATACAAAATACCAATCTCGTACACCTGTACCGTCATAATCACATTTTACAATACCTTCATGTACCAAGACTTCTCTTAAATTTGGGTCTGGGCTGTCTGCTCTGTTTCTTTCTCTGTAATACTCATCAAAAGAAGCACTTTGATAGGCTCTGTTTGTATATGTTGGCAAGTGAGCTACAACATCAGGGTCATAACCCATTTCTATTAAATCACCTGCTCTTTTATAAGTTCTATGCGATTTTAATACAGCATCTTCTAGGTTTTTAGCATCCCTAGAAATAATAAATTCTTCCCACTCTATGTTTTCAAGTTTAATTGTACTTGTATTAACTGTTCTTTCAACTTGCAGGTCATGTTCTGTCATATTTACAGTGTTACCCATAGGGTCTGGACCTTGAACAGATGTTGCTGTATGAGCTTTTACTTCTAACTCTGGATTTGCTTCAACCCGTTCTACAATATCAGCAAACTCCATGTCATTTAAACCTTCATAGGTTTCTTCTTCTGTTTTACTGCTTTCATCGTAATAAGACTTAACAACACCTACTTTTCCTACAAGTGCGTTCCATGCCCAATCTCTAATAATCATTTCACCTTGATTATCTTTGCGAAAAACACACTCGTTTACATAATGTGTTATAACTTCTGCTATTTTAGTATTTTGTTCGTTATTAGGTTCATAGATAGCTATGTATTTTCCTGCTGTAAACACACGCAATAAACTAGGTAACATCATGTTAATATATGTAGATACTGCTCTGTCTGTTACTCTTGAACGACCTTCTGGACTTGGTAAATCATCCATAACACCACGATAGTATTCGTAAGCTGTTTCTCTATCATCAGCAATAAATTCAGACCCTTGTATATAGGTCATAGCATCAGCGATTTCTGATGACAAAAGTTGTTTTAACTGCTCTTCAGTTATACCTTTATCTTCATCATTTTCTATTGTTTCAGTGACTTGCTCAATGCTTGCAACAGGCTCTTCAAGCATTTCATCATCAAAAATCTGGGGTTCTGCCACTATCTTGCACCCTTAAGAATTGAAGCAACTGTTACTGTAATGTTTGTTCCAGGATGTGATTTCATATATTCAACTATTTTTGGAATACTATTAACATGAGGAAGTTGGTCCTCTACAAGTGTTGCACCATTGCTAAATCGCCAATCAGTACCTAATTTTTTTACCTTTAATCCTGCTAGGGCAAAACCCTCTGAAAGTGAGTTTGCTCTTCTGATAGGGTTTGGTGTAGGTTTTACAACAGGTTTAATTGTTGTTTTTCTTGCTGTTTTCTTTTTTACGCTATCCATGATGTATTAAACTCCAATTCTTTGTATTTGTGTCTGCGTTTTAACCCTATAGCCATATATCTAAAGCTATCAGCAGCATGACTTGTCCAATCATGCAAAGGTCTATTTTTAAAGGCTTTGTTTTTATCATCAAAAGTACGTCTATATTGCTTTAAAGCCTCTATGCCTCTTTCACACTTTTGTTTATCAAACCAACAACGATTTAAAATGCTTCTTGTTGCCTGTATTCCATCTTCCAAACTTAACTTTTCAGCCACTTTTGGTTCTATACCTAAATTTCTTAAAACTTCTAAACGACTTTTACCTGTACCAAGTTCTTTTACTTCAACATCATGGGGTAAAACATGAGTGCCATAATTATAAGGTTTATCTTTTAAAATTTTAACATAGTGGTCAAGACCAACACCTGATGCTTCATAATAATCTATAAGTCTTACTTCATTTCCAATCATTTGAATAAACCAGATAGCGGTACTATCACCAATCCCTAAATCCCAACTTGTGTGTACTTCATGGTCTTTTTCATAATGTATAAAAGTAATACGTTTTTCATCTTCTGCTTCCTTCATTTCCTCACCATAATATGCACCTTGAATTGCTGCTTCAAAGGAACACTCATATTCCTGTGCATACTGGTCCTCTGTTAAATCATGTTCAGCAGATTCTAATTCTTCTGTATCTAAAATATTAGTTTTACTAGCTCTTAAAGTTGTATGAAACCAACCATCTTTTACTGCTTGCTCGTAAACTTTATAAAAATCGTTATGACCTCTTGGTGTACCTATCCAAACACACCATCCTTTACGGTCTGATAAAGCAGGGCGTATAACTTCCCAAATATTAGGGTTCATGTCTGCATATTCGTCTAAAATAATGCCATCATGGTAAATTCCACGCAATCTATTGACATTATCTGCACCATAAAGCCTAATTCTTGCTCCATTATGATAATCTATACGCAATTCTGCTTCATTTATTGTACCACCAACTTTTTTTAATATTGGTGATGAATAACTTTTTAAATAATCCCATGCTATATCTTTTGCCATGTTGTAATGCGGTGCAACATAGCTAAAACGTGCTTTTTCTTTTTTTGTTTCTATTGCTTTTCTAACTAACTCAGTAACACAAGCAACTGTTTTACCTGCTCTTCTATGTGCAACTATAACTCCGTATCTTTGTTTTCTATTATGAAAAGGTTTGAAAACTGCACGAGCTTTGTAGTTAATATCAATATTCAATTCTCTCAACGTCAATAACCTTTGTTTTATCTTCAATAGATTTTTTTTCGTTTTGTCCAAAATCTGCTATTACTTGGACATTTACATTACCTTTTACTTCGTGGTCTATATTTTCAGACCATCCCATACGAGCTTTTGAATACCAAATACTTGCCTGTAAACTTTCTCCAGATTTAGCAGCTTCAATAATTGTTTTTCCAACTTCAAAATCTACTCTTTGCTTACCTACTTCTATTTCATAAGAGTAATGTTTTTCTAAAGTTTTTTTATCTATAGGTTTATTTGTTCTTTTATTAATAATCATTCTAGCGATTGCTGTAGGTTTATAACCTAAACTTGCTAAATAGATAACATCTTGTCTTTGTTGGTCATTTGGTTTGTATGGTGGTTGCCCTCTCATGCTGCTTCCTTACCACACCATTTTAAATTTAACTCTGGATTAGCATGAAGCCCATATCCTGCTGCCAAACTTGGTAACAACCCTGTTCCATGAACTTCTATTTTTATAGGGTCAAATGCTTTCATTTGTATTAATTCTCCAATTTTTTCTAATAAACTTTCAAAATCCATACATTGTTTTGCCATGTGCGAATTTGTTTTAAACATCTCTTTGCCTAATTTAGACTGTAAGGCTACATCTCCCTCTCTGGCATCGGGGGGTTTTGGTTTATTATAAGCGTGTGCCTTGTCGTTCCGTAACGAACTGTCAAAACCAAATAAGCGAAAATCACGAAAACCCAACAAATAGCCAACGAGAAGAGACCGCAGACCAACTGTAGTAGGACCAGGGACAACTTTCCAAGTGCGATTAGCGAACTCTTCATACAAAACTTTGCTCGGATATTCTTCACCGTAGTAATCAACTCCTGCGTGCCATAATATAATATTTGAACTTCTGAGGTTATCAAATACGGTGGGATGGCATTGTCCTGCAACCAGATATTTGCCTTTTTTATGTGGTTTTTGTACATAGTCAGCTACCCATTCTTTAGGGTCTAAGAGACAGCCATAATCAGGTTTTATCTTTCTGGCAACCAAGTAATCGTGTGTTTTGTTACACGCTAAGATTTTGGCTTTCTTAGACATTTTTCTGATTGTAGCAAGGTCATCAGCAAGACTTGGACCTCCACCACAGATTAAAAGTGTACCTTTTTCTGTATTTTGGTATTCAACTAAATCAGGAAGATTCCGTTTCATAATTGCTCTAGTTCTTTCAATCATTTCCCAAAAAAGAAGCCTTCCTGTGCCTTTTTTTTGCAAACTTGTCTCTTTTAGAGGTGTTTTAGCAAGTGTTTCTATTGTTAAGGCTGAGATAACACTGTCCTCCATCCAATAAGTTCCCCTTTTGGGTCTTTTGGAAATTTATTCTTATGAAATTCTGTAGGATTAAACAAAATTTGCTCATAAGCCTTTTTTAAATTAAAATTACAGTTAAAACTGTGTTTTTTCTGCAATTCTTTAATCGTATCAGGCAAGGTGACATCAGAGAAGTGAGGTTTTGCATGGGGAGTAGCATGATTTACTTCGTTAAGTATATCTGATTGTACACCCTGCCCAATCTTTGCGGATAATCCATGTCCTCCTTCACCAAGCCTGACGGTAGGAATACCAGATAAAGTGGCTTCCAAGCCTGTTCCACATCCAGAAACATGAATTATACATTTAGAACTTTTTAATCTTTCTAAAAACGGTGTTCTGTCGTCTATTTCACCTAAACCTTCCCAAAAAGCAATATCTTCACTTGGATGACACCGTATAAGGGGGTTTTCAAGTTCGTCTATAGCCTTTCTGATTAACCCATATCCCTGTATTTCATGGGTTATCTGATAAGCTAAAAAATCAAATGTTGTTTGTGACACGCCACCAAGTAATTTAACTGTTCCATATATCATTTCTTCAAATGAACGACCAAAGTTATTAAGTGTACCTGTCATGGTACAAATAACATCTCTTGTGCCTTTTTTCACATTTTTTGCTAAAAGGCTACGAGGGTTACCAGAAACAACAACATCTGCTTCAAAATTTGTTAATATATCGTATAATTTTTTTTGTTCTTCTGAGTGTGCCAGTATTAAATCTGCATACTCTAAACATTGTTTATCAAGTGACGGTTTATACAACTCCATGAGGGGTTGCATAGGAAATAACTCTTCATCCATTAAACAGATTAAATGCCCTGCATTAATTGCTTCTGTAAATACACCTACATCCTGTGTATTAGCTGACTTCCATAAAACAACTCCAGGTGGTAAATCATGCCAGTTTTGCATCTGCCATCTATTACCAACAACAACTTTCCATCCTATCATTTGCTTGGCAAGCCATTCTCTTGAGGCTAACTCTCTTGCTGACACCTCTACAGGTAAATAAAGTATTTTTTCTACACGCCTGGTTTGTTTTTCAACCTTCTCGACTTTAGCTTTAGTTTGAGGCATATTTTCAAAACATCTTCTTAAAAGCCTTAAATAAAGACGTTCTGCCTCTTTTAAATCTAAATTTTTGAGTGTGTTCTTAGCTTTCTCTTCTAATTCTTTTAACTCTAAACTTAATATTTCTCTGGGTATAACAGCAAGTTTATTAAACTTATCTCTGTATTTTTGTCGGGTAGGGTCTGTTTCCTGCCATTTG